GTTTGATCCTCACGACTTCGAGGATTCTGTCATCGAGATCGTATTCGGTCTGGTCTGGAAGAAGATAGAGCCGCGTTACTGCCGTACCGCCGGACATTGCAACTGTCGTGGCCGTCAATGTGGCGCAGGTCGCCGATACCGTATAGCGGTTGGGATTTGATCCCGTTCCGGCTACGGCGGAGATCGTGATCACGCCCAGGGCTGATGTGGCGGTATAATTCGGAACCGAAGTGAAGGCATTGATATCGGATGCCACGTCCGCGGCAGTTTGAGTGATGCTGGTATTGTAAGACACCGCCCCGGACATTATCTCTATACCGTTGACTTTGATGGAATTTACGGATCCCGATGCCCCGGCAATCGTTATGGTTCCCGCAGCCAGGACTTCATCGATGGTTGAAGAATCGCTGATAAGCCTGCGCACACGCCTGCACATGCGTTTCTGGCCGTCGTTGATATAATTAATCAGATCCGCGGTTGACCACAAGCGTTCGCTCTCTTCGCCTATGGCATCATCGAGATCAGATCTCGCTTGGAGAATTAATTCCATCGCCGTCATTGCCGGCCTCCGTTCTTGACATATAGCGGTTCCAAGCCTCATCTCGCTCCAATTCGGTTATTTCTTCTCCGAGTACGGATTCAAGAGCTTTCTTCTTCGGCGCTCCGGAAGCCGTGAGATCTTTTTCCGCCAAATGCGGGATGACCTCAACAAGGAAATTGATCTTCGCCTCGTATGGATCAATTCCGACTTTTTCCCGTATTTCCACAGGTTCCGGTTCAATTGCCATGCTCTCGGGTTCTGGTTTAAACGGTTTCTCAACAAAAACAGATGTTACGGGAAAGACTTCTCTCATGTCCTTCCTTGTCGCCAGGTATTCATTCCAGACGAATCTTTCGCCTTTGTTGTGGCCGTCGATCTTTTCAAGCCATCTCTGTGTCATGACGAATCTCCTTTTATTCCGATCCTCACCCGCCCATGTGATCGGGTGTTACTTCTTCTGGATGATATCCGCCGCTACCCTGGCCGAGGACGGACCGGCGGCGGAGCCCATGGCCTGCACGTAGAGATCGCACTTCTCCGGAAGAACGAAAGGAAGCCCGATTTGGAGATTCGATCCCTCATGCCCGAAAAAGGCATAATTTTTTCTGATCGCCAGAACCCCGTATTCTCTCCTGTAGAGATCGATGGTCAAGGTTGCGGCGGCGGTAGTGTTGTAACCGCTGAACGTCAGATTGTACACAACCGCGTATTTGCCCGCGGGTACGGTATAGATTGTGTTTGAAGACCTGTTGGCCCCAGCAGCAAGGGCCGCATAGAGTTTCGTCATGTCATCCGGCACGCCCGCCGTGGCCGTCCCGGTATAGAGATAGATGATGCCCGCGTTGTCGAGTTCTGCCCCGGCTGTAAGAACGGTGCAGGCATTGATGCGGAGATATGAATTCGCGGTCGTAATCCGGGTTTGACCATCCATGATAACGGTTTCGCTTATTTCAGCATAATTCGCATCAATGCCCTCGATGAGCATGGTTCGAGCCCCCACCCCGGCTGCATCATCTTTCACATCCGAACTCGACACCTTGAGAACCGATGCGGCAGCGAGAACATTTACGGCGGCAGCTACGGGCCATAATCCTACAGAGGCAACGGCTACAATATCGGATTCTGCGGAAAATTCTATCCTCTTATGGAGAGGATCGAGGCCGCGGACGAGATCCATATAATAATCAGGTAAACTTATCATTTGTCGTCTCCCCTTGAGAGGAAATAGCAGGGGGAGAGTCGGTTCCCCCTGCCGTATTTATTTTTGATTCAAAACTTTACACGGCCCTGAGCAGCATCCAGGCAAGCTGATGAGTTGTGCCCGGGTCTGCGCTTAAGACAACAGTAACGGCATCAGTCGCAGCCTTCGCGGTGATGATGGTATCGCTGTCATCTGTCACGCTGTAGTTGACGATTGCCACGTCGGTTGAAAGCGCCCCGATTGCGGTAATCGACTCAGTTGCGTCCCCGCCGACCGTGGTAAAAAGCCCGGCATCGACGATCCGGTGTGATGGGTTCACGTTGGCTGCGCGCAATACCACGTAATTAACCACGTGGTTCGCCACAGGATCAGCGCTGAACGTAACAGTGATTTTCCCGCCGGCGGCTTCCGCTTTCGATATGGTTCTTGATCCCGTTCCTGCTGTGTGTAAGGTCGTCAAGACCAGATCGGTTGCGACTACGCCCGCGATGGTGATGTCCTCTGCTGCTGCGCCCCCGACGGTCGTATGCCGGCCCGCGGCCACGATTTGATGCGATCTCGTGATCGGGTTTGACCGCAAGGCAATCCAGTCATAAGCATGAACCGTTGACGGATCAACGGATTCCACAACAGTCACCCCATCGGTAACTGTGATTGCCGAAAGCAACGTGTCGGTATCGTTGGTTGTTTGGATCCCCGCAAGAGCGATGTCACTTGTGAGGATACCCACGGTCCCGACATTGATGTTCTCTGTCTGATCCGATCCGACCGTGGCCCAGTTTTTCCCGGCGATGATCCCGTATGAGCTGGGAACGGACGAACTTACGGGCGTCAGAGCAGCAACCGATGTGGTTCCGGTATTCATGAACACGCTCGCCGATCCGCTTGCGTTTGTTTTTGTATACACGGCCCCAACCGCCCACCCTGCGCCGGTAAACGAACTCGGAGCCGTTGTGCCACGGGCTGTCAGGACGTTTCCGCTTGCGTCTTTGGTCAGGACTGTTGCGATCCCGCCTCCGACCTTCTCCACGGACCCCTCAAGCGTAAGGACTCCTATGGTTTCCTGTTGTCGTCTTGCCATGTTCATTCTCCTTCTGCGCTGTTATGCGCTATCGATTTATGCCAGAGAACGGCACCACGCTTTGACCTTGAATTTCCCCGCGGTGATCGGCGTTCCGGTAATTGTAAGCACGAGATCGATGGTGTCGGCGGTCGCGAATGGGACTCCATTCGTCACCCCGGCATCCGTCCCTCCGAGACCGTAGTAAATCGTTCCCACTGCGGCGGCGAGATTTGCCGAGGCGTCAAAACAGTTAGCGGCGCCTCCATAACCTGTCGTGCAGGTCATAACGGCAGCCCCGGCAAGGGCCTCGGTGATTTTGACTCTCACTTGGAGAACCTCGGTATTTGCGGGGATGGCAAGCGCCTCGATGATGTCGGTTGAGACCGCCGTTGAAGCGTCAACCCCGAGATCTACTTCGTTCTCCATGGTGAAATAATCCGCACTGCCGGGCCACGGAGGATTCGTATCGTTAGTTGCAAGTGCAAAGGTAACAGCCATAATAGATCTCCTTCTTCATAATTCCCCGGCGCCGAAAGGCGCCGGGGTAGTTAATAATTCGGCATTTTTCAGATCAGGATTTAGGTCGCCTTATACGCGTACAGGATGCCCAGGGCTTCGGGTTTGATGACCTTGTGGCCATAAACGTTAAGGCCCTTCATGCCGGATCCGAAAGTGGTTTCGAGTTTCTCATGGAATTCAGTCTCCACGAGTTGAGCGGCGAACGTGATGCCGCTCTGATGCCCGAACATGATCTGATGCGGAGCCGTTGCGCCCGTAAAGGCGCCGTCGGTTGCGCTATAGACCAGATTGCTCTTGTAAAGAGTCCAATCGCTGATCTTTCCGATTCTGCCGCCGTTCCGGATCGTGCTCTTGTCGTCTCCGGTCAGAGACACGTCTTTCAGATCGGATTTGTTGATCATGCCCGCCATCCATGCGGGGATACAGACCCAACGGCCTTCGGAGGGCCAGTCCTGTTCGTCACCGACGGTTTCCATGTCGATGAGGTAGTCCAGAACGTTGGTCTTGGTCAGGCCGATTGGAGCCGTGGCATAACCGAGATTGAACGCTCCCGACTTCTTGCCGGCGGTTCGGCCCTTGTTTGCGGCCGCTGCATCGACGTAGACGCTTGACAGGAATTCCGTGTCGATGACGATCTTCATCTGCTGCGATGCATCGTCACTGGCCTTGTTCATGAGATCGATATCCATCTGATGAGCGTCGATCTTGTCCATCTTGAAGGCGAAATACTCCGCCTTGTCGATGTCCAGTTCGACCCCAGGGGATTCGAGGTTCTGCCAGTTGACGGTCTGGCCCTTCTGGTAATGGCTGATCACCACGTCGGGGACAGTGCGAATGATCACTTTGTCGCCTACCTTCTTGATTTCTCCTTCGTACAAAAGCGTTACCGCATAAGTTCTTTATCTTATGCTTCATGCAATTCATTATTCTTGCATGTTCGGACTATCTCATCACCCTTGCGTTTTGCAAAAGGTTCCCGTTCTTCCTTAAATCTTCGGATATGACTGTAATGCCGGGAACTATAACAGGAAGAACATAAACCTCCGTAACGTTTACTATAGATAATACCTTCGCAATGAGAACAATTATCTATGGGTGTGCGGCACTCGTGCGAATCTAAGTCTTTGACATGTGCGATTTTGTATCGCATTGATGGAATGACAAATGGATCTATAATTCTTACGAATTCCCGACTGGCTTCTGTGTTCGCCTGAAGAAAAAATTGTTTTCCTTCTCTGCATCTTCCATCAAAACGAATATTAAAGAGAACATTAAAGTTATTGAAAAACCACTGCTTAATTAATTCGGTCTCTTCCTTACTGCACATTGTCGATAGTTCTGTAGCAACGGAGGACACTTTTCCTTGCGAGTTAATATTTATTCTTGCATGGCCATCATCCATATACCATAGTGCAATTCCTTCCGGTGTGAGCATATTAAGGGTTTGTTTGGTAAACGTTTTCACACCATGCGGGTAACACCATCTTTTTAGTTGTTTAAAATATGGATGACTAACTGAAAACCTAACTTGCTTATATTTTTTCTGCGGACCTACATTGTCAGAATGAATAACAGAAAAATTATGATGCAAGTCATGTCTCACAAGTGAAGCCTTGTGTTCGCAATATTCAGACTGCTTAGGAGAATGAACGATGGTCATCTCCGAACTTATATACGAATATTTCCCATTCATCCGTTTGCGAACATTTATGTAAGCATCACCAAATACCATGCCTATTAACCTTCCTCTTGTTGCTATATTCATGATGACCTTCAATCAAGGCACTTGGCCCGAAGGTTAGACTATGATTCGTAGTCTCTGAACCGTCCCCTATTGGGGCTTGGCTGCCGATTCCCATCTCAGGGTTCCGGCAATTAACCGCATTTGCATTAATGACTCTCGCCATTAAGGGACTACGCTTAGCAATCCGTATTCGAAATCTGCGGGATCACGGACGCATCGTAGAATTTCACGATGGTCTTCTTGGAAAAAATCCAAGGGATGTTCTTGTTCGCGCCCGATGCTTCATAATCGGGCATTCCAGCTACTTTATCTATGGCCATGGTAAGGTTCTCCTTATTTCACTTTTCCCGCGGCCACGGCGCGATCATACTCCAATTCGAGTTTTCTCTTTTCTTCGTCTCGGCCTCTGTATTTTCCGGCCTGCACGTCTCGATAGAACTGATCTATCGTGGCCTTGGAAATTATTGTTTGGTTTCCATCTGCCGTCTTTGCGTCTCCGGCAGTATCGTCGGGATGAATAAAGTCTTCGAGCGGGTTCTTAACCGGAGCATTATCTTTCTTTTTAGGTTCCAGGTTGCCTTTGAACACCTTAAAGATCATCGCGACCCTTTTCGCATCCATGTTTTCGTAGTGATGGTCAAGAAGTTGCTGATACGTGGCGCCTGATATCGGTTCGATCTGTGTGAGGAATTCCGTCCACCGTGGATCTGCGGGAATATTCGCAGTCGGATCTCCATTGGTAGTGAGCCAGTCCGGAACGGCCTTGTCAAGGGCGTCGTAAAAAGCATCTTCCCGGCTTTTTGCCTTGTCGGCCGAGAGGTTCTTTACGGAATCCTCTGTTGGTTTGACTCTGGCCTCGATTTTGGCATCCACCATGGCGCCTACCCTGCTGTCGACGGCGCGCACGAAATCCTCTCCGTATTCCTCTTGCAAGTCCATGATCGCCTGCTCAGCGGTTTTCGCAGGTTCTGCGGCTGGTTTCATCGCCTCAGAGACTTTCTTGATTTCCTCTCTCAGCGCCTTCAACTCGGCATGAAGACGAGGAACCTCGGCATCGTATTTCCCCTTGAGAACGGCATATTTGTGCGACCACTTGGCTGCATCATCGTCGGCAACTGCCGCTGGTGTCGGTTTTACCGGCGCACCGCCCTCGGGAAGCGGATCGGGTTTCTTTCCTTTGGGATCAGCATTGTCTGGTTTCCCCTGCCCGTCACTGATCTTCTTCAGAAGTTCATCGGCTTGCTCTGCGTCTTTTTTCATCGCTGCGATACTCATGGTCTTCTCCTTTGCCAGTCGTTAAGTTTATACGGTCTTGGCTCATTGCCGAGCCCTTGCTGGTTTTCGGCTTGTTGCTGCAAATCAATTAAACGCGTTCTTGCTCGCTTGCAGCCTTGCTTTATTTGCCTCTATGGACTCAAGATACTGCTCAACGTTTTCGATGTAGTGGATCATTTCATCGAGCATCTGAGCGCCGCCTTGAATCCACCTTAAACACACTTCGTCTTTCTCCGATTGCATCTTCGACATTTCTTCGCCGTAAGACCCGACAAGCCATTCGAGAATTGCAGGTGAAAGGCGCCGGAGTTCATACAAGACCTTTTCGTCTGGTTTATTCACGGTTTTTCCCTGTTGACCAGCGTGGTATCTTTGCCGGATACCGGATTGCCGGCGAGATCAAGCGTCCGAGGGCTTTCCGGGGAGCCGGCATCAGGCTGAACCGGAACCGGCAATGGCGGTATCCGGCCTTTTTCTATGGCTTCGATATTAGGTATGACCTTCTTGGGATCCATGTCAAAGTCCTTTACCGCCACCTTGAGCATCGCGGCCCTGCCCCGGATACCTATAATCTGGTTATCCATATCGTTGTTTGTGGCCGCAAGGAATTCCGTTCTTCGGACTGCCATCTGCTCCTTGGCGGATATCAGCGCAGCCCCGCCCTTTGTCAGAACCTTGGAATCTCCTTTTATTGATTCATCGGGATCATACATCATATTGAAGTCATAAAGTCTTTCCACCATTTCGACCATAACGGCGACAATGTTCCCTATTGCCAGTTTGATGTTCCGAGCCGCAGCGGTCATGAGCATGGAGAGGCCTGAAGCTGTGTTGCCGGCGCCTCCGACCTGCGGATTGCCGTGAGCATAGGAGGGAACTACGAGGTCATCGGCCTGTTGCTTGAACTTCTCGTACACGGCCATAAGCGGCTCGGCGTGCATACCGGGATAACTGAATCTGACAGCCGGACCTTCCTGCATGTTTTTAGACGTTGTGCCGATCATTCTCCATGGCCAGATGGAACCCCCGGTTTCGCCCGGAGCAAGCCGGTCGATATCGTATTCTCCGATGGGTCCGCTGGCAATCGCCATGTTATTGCTGAGCGCCCGGGCCGCGGCGTTGACCATGGAGGCGATATCGGGCATGAGATCCGGAGGTCCTTCACCCCAGCACGAATCATTGGATGTCGAATAACTGGTATAAGCATAGGGTTTGCGGTCCTTCGGGTCGGGATTCAGGGTAGCTTTGATCACGTGCCGGCCGATCTTCCAGGCGTTGACGAGATAGTCGATATCGGGATCGGGGATCTGTTCGGGGGTCAGTCCGTATTCGAGAAGATCCTTCCCCGGGGCATAGCCGTTGTATTCCAGTGAATTAATCAGTTTTTTAGCATACGTGCTCGACGGATCGTTTTCCTCCACGTCCTTGCGGTCCTGGTCAACCACGGTTATTTCTCTGTACCCATCAGAGTATTCTTGCAGAACCGCCCGGATAGCGTCCTCTTTGTACCCTGGAACGCCTATGAGAGCCGTCAAATGTGATCTCTTCATGTGGTGGAGTTCGATAATATCGGGGTCGACATCGTTGGTCACGGGGTAAAAATCGAAGGGATTCACCCTGTAAAATTCGGGAATAATCTCTTTCGACGCCTGCATTTTGTGGGTTCCGGTCGCCGGATCCACAACCCATTTGAGGCATTTCCGTTTGCGGAATATCGGCCCTTTGAGAATAGCGGTTTTCTTGCTCGCCACGTCTTTGATGAATGCCCGCAAGGCCTTCTCCCATTTGCCTTCGGCGAGCTGGTCCCTGATCTTCAGTTCCATGGCCTCGGCTCGCTTTACGGCGATCTCCTGGGCCTGTTCTTTGACTCTCTCCTCAACAAGAGCGGTCTGTTCCCGCATGACGGAATCCATAATCGCCGGCGAAGGTATGATCCCGGTTTCTGCCAGGGATTGCGATGCCTCGGCCATCAGTTCTTCGCCGATTTTTTTCTTGATCGCCGTTTTTATATCTTGTGGAAGATCGGCCATCGGAGTGGGGGCCAACGCCCAGGTTTCTTCGCTTCCGGGATCAAGAATGTCGAGCATCCACGCTTCAGCATCCCTGACCTTGTTGGAGCACAGACGGATAAATACTTCGGATCCGCCAAAACTCCGGATCGCTTGCAGCTTGTCGGGTTCGTACTCGCCTTTTACGAGCCGCAAGGATGCGATCATCTCCTGTTCGATGTTCATTTTTGCTCTTTTTGCGAGAGACCACTGGCTTTCGATAAACGCGGCCAGTCCGGAAAGTATCGCTTCCGGAGGCCGGGCCTGCTCAACTTTGAGGCGTGCTTCCGCATTGAGTTCGGCATCGGATCTGACGGGAATAAGGCCATTCCTTCCGAAGGATCTCGTGGGAATCCCCGCTGTCGAAGTCGTCGTGCCTGGAGTCATGATCTAATCCCCGCCGCCTTGGAGCATTTCCTCTCTGCGCTTTCTTTCCGCTTCGAGTTTCTTCGCCGCCTGGGTCGCCATTCCGGTAGATGCGGCTTCCGTGGCCGTATTGGCGACCTTTTGGGCTACCTTTTTCGCGAAGTTTTTTGCCCCCTCGAATTTCGACTGATACGGAGGCCAATTTATACTGTCTGCCATAGGGTTTCCTCCTTGAGACAAAAAAAAGGCACGCATCGGAATTTGAATCCCAACTGTGCCTGAATTCGATAAAATAAGCCGCTCATGGGGTCAGATCCCCGCTTCCTATGCCATATTTTCCTCTTCTTTAAGGTGTACTCCGGATGTAAGAGTGCCTATTTGTTTGTTAAGTACTTTAAAAGATCCTATTTTGCTTGTCAAGTGAAAAGTGGGGAATGCGTTACAAATAAACACCGGCGTGGTGGACTTGATCCCTTTAAAAGGCATTCTTTTCTTTGTGCGGCACTATCTTCTTAAACATATATTTGGGGCTACGGGGCCGCCTCTGTTCGTGTTCCCCTAAAGATACATTGAGACCAGCTTTCTA